CATCGCTAGGCTGCGCTCAAACGCGTCGCGTTGGGCTTTCGCGCCATCTTTGCCGACCGAGACCGGATTGTCTTTCAGGCTGATCTTCTTGCCGGCAAACTGCGAAAATGCGTCGTCAAAACGTGTCGATGGCTTCCCTGAACCTTTCTGCGCCTCCGCGTTGACCGACTGCATCGCCTTGCGAAGTTCGTCCATGCCGCGCACGCGTGCATCGATCGCGTCCGTCGCCGCTGCCTTAGCTCGTGAGCCGGAGGTATCAAAAAGCAATTCATAGACATTCTGAAACGATGGATCGTTCCAGAGGTTGCGGGCGGCCGCGCCAATGCCGTCCATGCGATCCGCGGTTTCTTTCATCCCCCGGCTTTGAGCAAGCCACTCGAAAGCATCGGCCAGCCGGCGGACCACAGCGGCCATAGTATCGAGGATGGAGATCGCGCCCTTGCTGGCGCCCGACGCATCATTGATGCGCTTGGCCGCATCGATAGCTGCATTTTGAAGGCGCTCAAAGCCTTGGGCTACGGTGTACGAGGCGCCGGCCACCTGGCGGTTCAGAATTTCGGCGCCAGCTTGAAATCCCTTGAAGAACGCTGCGCTGCTGACTTTGCCCTCATTCACCAGAGACCGAAGCTTCGATACTGATCCGCCAGCCTCCTCGATGCCGTTCGCCGCCGCCTGCACGATCGGCAGCGCACCTTCCAGCATCGAATTGAACTCCTGGGCGCGCACAACGCCGGAGCCGAGAGCCTGCGACAATTGCAGCAGCGCGCCGGACGATTCCTGCGCCGACCGGCCGGACACGCGAAGAGCAAGTGCCACGTTGTCGGTGAACGACGTTAGGTCCTTCGTGGAAACGCCTAGCTCTTTCTGCACGAGGCTGGCGCGGCCATACAGCGTCACCAGCGCCTCGAGCGGCGCTGCGTTCTTCTGCGCGGACTCAAACAGAGAGATGTAGACCTGATCCAGCTCCTTTCCAGAGAGGCCCGCGACCTTCAGCGCGTTGTTGATGCGCGTGCTGGCATCGATGAAACGCTGCGCCTCACGAATAGAGAATGCGGCCGCTAGCCCGGCAAAAGCCCCTTTTCCGAGGCCGGCGAACGTGCTGTTGACCCGTTTGCCGAGATTGTCAAATTGCTTCTCGATAGCCTTCGTGCTGGCTTTGGTGTCCCCTTCCAGCTTTTTCATGGCGCGCATGATCTGACGGGTATCCGCCGAGATCGTCAGCACCATCTGTTCGAGGTCTTGGGCCATCAGCCATATCTCTCCAGCAGCGACGCCATTTCATCGTCGGTCGGCGCTTCGGTCTTTTTCGGGTCCGCGTGCATCTCGTTGAAGATGTCCACGGCCGCAAAGAACTCCGTCACCGTGGCCGACCAGAACTCAGCCGGCCGCCAGCCCATCGGGCCAACGGCCGACTTCAGCCAGTCGAGGAACGGGAAGGGCTTGTCGTCGTCTGCGCCGCCGCGCCTTCTTCGACGGCTCCGGCTTTTCCCTCATCGGCTTTCAGATGATGGCTAAGAGCCTGACTGAACGCCGCGGCACAGGCCGGAAAATCGCTCAGCGACAATTCCATGACCGCGCGCGCGCCATCGCCTCGCACGGCGAGATGCTGGACGCCAGCAATGGTCGCGGCAACCTCGACGCCGAGCAGGCGCTGATAGAGGTCGCCGAACGACTTGCACTCCAGCGCGGTCGAGACGGCTGCTAGTCGGCCGATCTCGGCGGCAATCACCAGATCGACCGTGCCAACGCGAAGGGCAACCTCGCCCCGCGCGCCATTCACTGGCAGGCTCATGGCTTACGCCGCGATCACGTCGGCGGTGCCGCCGGACGTGGCCGTCGCGCTGCCAGTGCTGTTGGTGCCGGTAACGGCCACCGTGATCGTCTTGCCGACATCGCCGGTCACCACGGTGTAAGTTTTGCCCGTGGCGCCGGAGATATTGGCGCCATCGAGCTTCCACTGATAGGTGAAGACCGGCGAGCCGGACCACGTGCCCTCGCGGACGGTGAGCGTCTGACCCTCCTGCGCGACGCCGGCGATCGACGGCAGCAGCGTGTTGGCCGGCGCGCCGCTCTCCGGCGTATGCGTCAGAGCACCGGCCGCGGTGAAGGTGGCGGAGAACTCCATCGTCCCTTCCATCTCGCCGGAAAACTCGAAGTCCGACACCATCCACGAGCCGGCGTAGGTGCCGTCGCCCGGCACGATGACCTGTGCATTGAAGACGGTCGCAGCCCGAACATGGCCCAGCAGCGTTGCCTGCGTCGCGCCCGACACAAACTTGCCGGAGCCTGTGAATGTGCGATTGACAATGCCCGGCTCAGCCGTCTTTTGGACCGGGCCTCCCGGATTGTCGCAGTTCGGGATCGTCGTATCGATCTCGTTAGCCGAAAGATTGAAGCTGCGCGCCATCAGGCCGCACAGATTATCGAACTCTTCCGGCGAACCGCCGTCACCAATCTTGATGAGCAGCAGGCGACCTTTCTCTTGAGACATTGTCGTCATCCTTTCATGACAAAAGACCCCGCTGCGAGCGGGGCTGACAAATTGAGGGTTGTGGGCGGTTACTCGGTGACGTTTGCGACCAGCTCGACCACGCCGTGGCTGGTCAGGCCATCGGGATCGCGGAACATGCGCGTCTGACGATGCTGCAACGTGATCAGGCGATTGGTTGCGAGTGACGCATCCCAATTGTGCAAGGACTGCACCACCGCGTGCGCCATCTGCCGCGCTTCGACGAAACCGGGCTTTCGGGACCAAACGTCGAGATTGAACGTAATCTCGACGCCTCGCTGGCACAGAACGTCGTCGCGCAGCTCGTAACTGTCAGCGATGGCGATGAACGGGTAATCGGCCGAGATAGCCCCGGCCGACGTGCGTGGCACGCTGTCGTATACTCTCGCGCCGACCAGCGCGGTAACGGCAGCATCAGCCTTCAGGCGTGCCACAATGGCGCCCTGCAATTCCAGCGACGGAGATGCCATCAGGACTTCGCCCTTTTCACGGCCTTATTCACGGCCGCGGCCATCTTCCGGCGCGCGGCCTTGCGATAGGCGCGCCACGTCGGAAACAGATGCGGGCGCTTCGCCATTTTCACGGTACCGTGCTCCAACCACCGCCACGTGAACTTTGCGAAAACACCGGTCGCGTTCTTGTCTTTGGTTTCGCGCAGGGCGCCGACCAGTTCATTCTTCGGCCGGTTTGCGATGCGATCAGCCTGAATGCTGTCGTGATACTCGCCGGTCCCGCCAATCATCGAAGCCGCGCGCGCCGCCATGCGGCTTGCCGCTTCCTGCGCGACCTCAAGCTGTACCTTCGCAAGCTCTTTCTCGGCGTCAGGCACGAGATTGTTGAGCTTGCGCATCACCGCCTCGCGGCCCGTCATTTTTGCGCGGACAGCCATCAGGCCGCCACTCCGCGCTCGCACAGCAGCGCAATCCACTGCCGATCAGTCTCTCGCGTCACGTCCCGCACCGCCCATTCGGTGCCGTCTCGCGCATCGACCAACCGCCAGTCCGCATTGATCTGTCGCGTCTGACGGGACGAGCGCACCGTGATGATGACCGGATGCTTGTTTTCAAGACGCGAGGCGATAACCGTTTCGCCGCCGCGCAAGTGGCGATAGGATGCGCGGACCGTGAACTGCGTGGCAAAATCCGAGACGGTGTTGCCATAACCGTCATCGATCTCCGTCCGTTTCTGGCAATGGACCTTGTAATATAGGCTCGGAGCGTCGGTCATCACACGCCAACCCGCCGATAGGGCGCCAGCAGCGCGTCAACAGCGCGCTGGTAGGAATCTCTCACCGCCGGCTCCAGCGGGTCATAGTTCATCTGCACGGCCAGCTTGATCGCGACCTTGATCGGGTCCGGGACCGTGCTTTGCGCCGGGACCGCCGGCGTGCCAGGTTCACCCGGCACCGCTGGCACCTCCGGGATCGTCGCATAGCCCGCAACGTAGGTGACGCTGATCGGGCCGGCCGGCACCACCTCCGCCCGAAGCATCACGCCACCGCGGCCGCCGGCATCGACCTTCAGCGCGTAATCAGCGCTGTCGATCGCGACCGGATCGCCGTTCGCATCTGGATAGGTGACGCTGGCAATCGAGACCACTGGCGCGAGCGGGATCGTCAGGATCTGACACGCGCGCGCGAAGTCCTGACGCCACGTCTGCTCGACCAGGCACCGGCCGAGGATCCCGGTCCAGCCATCCAGATACTCGAC